ACCCGCAAACCACACTTCCCTTTAAAACGCGTAACATACATTGCTTGCGTTTAACTTTCTTTGAACTCTTGCAGAAAAATGAGAATTCGTGAGTACGATCACTCAAAATCGCCTGGCAAAAATAAAATCACCCTATAGATGCACAAAAAACGGGCAAAACTACCTGGTTCGCAAAACTGCGTCTAAAGTTAAACCGGGACCTCGCGAGCAAGGGTGAGACGATGGCGCTTTACACAATTGGTGAAGTGGCGTTGCTTTGTGATATTAACCCTGTCACGTTACGCGCGTGACGCAACATTTTTAAAAATCGACGAAGATCGTCCAGGAGCGCCATTTTTCAAGGGTTGGACAGATGATTCGTTTTCGATGTCGACGAACTTCGACGGATTTCGCCGATAAAAAGTGTCCCATACATGCCCCATAGATGCCCCATAGGCAATATTACCAATTGACACTGGTTATCCACACAGCCAAAAATAACACCTGTACATAACTACAGTTACAGGAGGGGGTTATGCGTGTTGAGATCTGTATCGCTAAAGAAAAAATCAGCAAAATGCCGAAAGGTTCTGTTCCTGCTCTGCAGCAAGAAATGCTGCGCCGCATAGGTAAGCGATATGACGATGCAGATGTGATCGTTAAATCTGCCAGCAATGATGGACTCACCATTTTAAGAGCCGTCGATAAAGAATCAGCACTGGAGTTCGTACAGGAAACACTACAGGAAGTCTGGCAAACCGCGGACGACTGGTTTATGCAATAACGGGATCATAATCACTGTAATGACCTGTTTTGTATGACATTCTTAAAAGGCATAACAACGAGCTTGTCGTTTCAAGCGACTTCTTCTGGTTGGGGAGCCTGAGTGCTCCCCTTTTTTTCAGCTAAAAATCAGCATACAGCCATACAATCCCGCACAGGCCACCACCGGCACCACAAAATCCATCAGACTGGCCACATTCCACACACGCGGATCAAAACCGCCCCACCACGGCATGTTCTGTCTGTGACCATCACCAAAACGCTTAATCCAGCGATATTCTGCCTGGGTATGTTCTCGGGCAATAAAGAACGTACAACCCGCTATCGCTCCGTAAACCCAGTCACCGGTAATGCACCCGACCAGCCCCTGCACGGCTACTGCACAAATTGCATGAAGTATCGGCGTGATATCCATCTGCTCCCCTTAAAACCACTCCCTGAGCGGGCGCTCTGGTGTAACCACCCACTCACGGAACACGGATTCATCAAAGCCATCGTCAAGAAGACGAATATTAACAAAGTACCCTTCGTCTCGCGTGTATTCAGGCTCCCCGTCAGCAGAAACACCTGACTCACTGAACGTAAAACCAATCTCATCAACCAGAATGGCATTCTGCAGCTCTTCGTCCTCTTCCCAGTTAAGTTTCCTGAGAAATGCCCTGAAATCTGCTTTATCACTGAAACGCAACGTGAAATCTCTCACTCCACAACCTCCCCAAGCTGCGCATCTGTTAGCTCTTTATGCCAGAGACGAAAATTCCTCACATGCCCAAATAAATGGCGTAATCCTGCTGTAGTTTGTCCACCAATGCGAATGATTGCTGTACTCCGGATATATTCCCATGTGGTTTTTGTTTCGCTGGATATACGCCCGTTACTTACTGCACATGTAGACTGATCTGACTTTACACGCATCCCCATAACCATTTTTTTCAACGATGCGTTTTCGTTAACACGCCTATTTGATCCACCAATATCGCAATAAGGAAATCCGTCTGGCCCATCTGCCGAAGATCCGAAGCCAAGAATAATAGCCGCTCCGGTTTGATGACCGCCGGTATCAAAAACACGTGGCGCTGCATTTGGCGTTTTATACCAGTTCTTATGTACCTCACAAAGAACCGTAAAAGGAAGATTATAAAGATTATTCTTAATCGGAACTGTAACCATATCGCTTGCGCGCGTCGCCGCCGTCGTTCCTGATATAATAAAAGATGATACACACGAACCATCCTCAACCTGAGGGGTGGCCAGATAAATATAGTCACCAGATTCAACGACACCACCTTTTTTTGGTGCGTATTGTATTGCAGAGGTTATGTAAGTTTCTTTACTTGCTTGAATCGTTGCCTCTACAAAAATCCAGCCCGTAGCTTCATCTTTGCTAACTCGTGCGGTGAGCCTGTCGGCAGCTACACCGGTGATTTCAACCAATAAAGACCGCGTATTAACAATGGCATATCCAAGATTAGATGAAGCGCTGCCATCGAAGGCTTCAAACCTGATCCTTAACAGGAGTTCCAAATCCGTTTTAAATCTGCACGATGTCGTCACACACTTATTATCGCCTGATACATCGACAGCCCCCGAGGTTGAAACTACTGCCATATTAAGGGTTGTACTTTGCCCAATTAATGATTCATTACAAACAAACTTTCCATAAGTAAAACCAAAACTATCAGTTCCAACCTCAGCGACATTCATATTTGCAGATTTACCCCAAGAAGCTGGAGTTGCTGAATTCAACATGTAGTTGGTTCGCTGACCTTCAATCAATAAACCTTCTTTTTCAAATCGTGGCTCATTAATTTCCGCCGTTTTCAGTTCGCCAGATTTGTTGATATATGTTGCCGTTGATGCGCGACTGAAATTAACCTGTTTATCACTGGCAACCTGAACCACATTATCACCAATCTTCACTTTTTTATAACCCGGAGAATAGCCCGTAATCATATCCAGCGAATCATTAAAGGGTATCCACACATCCGGCAGCGGCTGTAAAACATATCTGTACGGCTCTGCTGTCTGGTTTGCGTATTCTCTGGCAGCATCTTCACTTGCTTTTGCTGCCGTCTGGCTTGCTGCCGATGCTTTCGCCGAGTTCGCCGCCGCTGTTTCGCTCACCTTTGCGTTGGCTTCACTGTCTTTGGCATTCGTCTCACTGGTTTTCGCTGCCGTCTGGCTGGATTTTGCGTTTTTTTCGCTGGCCTTTGTGGCTGTCTCGCTATTTTTCGCGCTGGTTTCTGATTTTTTGGCTGCTGTCGCGGAGTTTGCCGATGCAGTCTGCGAGGCCGCTGCCGCCTGTGCGCTGTTAGCTGCATTCGTTTCTGAGGTTTTCGCCGCATTCTTCGATGAGGCTGCTGCCGTTTCGGATTTCTTTGCCGCCGCTGCACTCTGTGATGACGCTCCGGCATGACGTGCCACTTCATTCACCATCAGCTCAAAACGGCGCAGTGCCTCCGGACGAACATCATCCTCCGTCATGGCGCCGAGAAAATCATTCAGCGTACCTGGTCTGGAACCTTCATAGACGGTAATGGTCCCGGCATGTGAAGGCGGAAAATCTTCAACCAGCAGGGTGACGCTGTACTGGCCATACTCAACATCCATGCTGTAACGCCCGGCTTCATCCGGATTTTCAGAGGCCACCGTGTTCACCACCACCGTGCTGCTGGTCCGTCTGGCCTTCAGCACAATGGTGCAGTTCTGTACTGGTTTTCCTGTGCCATCTTTAAGCACGCCAGAAATTTTTACTGTCATACTTTTCCACCAATAAAAAAAGCCCGCAGCAGTGACGCCACGGGCTTCAGGACAGTGTAACTTTACGTTTCCTCAAACGCAGTTCACCCCATAAGGCGGATGAACCTGCGTATCATAACAATATTTACAGAAGATAAATCGGCGTCTGTTGTCAGAAACGGTATCCGATACCAACAATAAATGCATCCGTTCGCCAGTCGCCACTACCGGAACCTTCATAAGCAATATCAATGGTCACGGATTCGGTCGGGTTAAACTGCACGCCAGCTCCCCACGCCAGAGACGTGTTGCTGTGGCGATCGTCATCACTTCCGGTCAGCACATCGTGCGTTTTCCCCTTGTTGTCAGTTACGCGGAGATAATCCCCGGAGAACGTCGACACACGGCTGTAAGCCACACCTGCCATCGCATAAGCACTGAACCATTCATTCACGCGCACAGACGGCCCCGCCATCACGCTGAACCAGCGGTTACGCACGGAATCTTCATGCCAGCGGGTATCGCTGTAGTGCGTTTTTTGCTCATCCTCAGCATTGGCATAACTGAAGGACGTAATCAGCCCCAGCGCGTCCGTAAACTCATAACGGTATTTCACGTTAATCCCGTTCAGATTATCGCTGCCTGGCATATCAGTGTGGGTCTGAAGATACCCGGCGCTTAGTGTGGACTGATGCTCTGCTGCGCTCGCTGGCGTACCAGCGGCAACCAGCCAGACTACTGCGGACAGAATAACAGCACATAATTTACGCATAATTACCTCTCGCTTTTCTGCAATAAAAAAGGCGCCATTTCTGGCGCCCGTATTGGGGTTATAAAATTCAGCTAATCGTGATGCCTGCAGTGGCTTTCTTCATCACAACAACCAGCAAATCGCTGATACTTGCTGTGGGATACCAGCCATTTACCCACCATGCTGATACAGAAAACTCCAGCGTCATGTGGCCGTGACCGGCAGGCATATCAATAACACCACTGTAAATCAGCGTATTATCCAGCGCGGTACGGTTATAAATTTCAGCACCGTTTTTCCGTACTATCAGGCGGCATGACGAATAAATATCGTTATTCTCCCGCTCATGTCTGGCACCGCTGAATGCCACCGCCGGAATAACAATTTGCCGGTCAAACGGCTGATCGTCATAAACCCTGACGGTAATGGTCCCTGATGGCCACCTCTCCGGTGCACGGGAGTCACGGGGGAAAGCCTTACCCACTGTTTTAACGAGATCGCCTTCAATCTGGTTTGCAGACAGTTTTCCTCTGATGACACAGTTCTCGTTAATGGTGACATTATTGAGCGTGCCGGTATTCGCCGTGATGGCTCCACTGATATCCGCATTGCGGGCTGTCAGCCTGCCATCCGGCGTCAGGGAAAACGTCGGAGGATTGCCGGATGACGTGATGCTCACCGCAAACAGTCGCTTCAGGAACACGTCGTTCATGAACAGCTGATTCCCCTGCGCCACAAACAGCGGCGTGGTGTTGCCGTTCTCCGGGGTAATCATCGCGATACGGTCCGCCTGCAGCAGAATACTGCTCAGCGTCTGACCATCAACATCCTCAATCCCCGCGCCAATCCCGGCCACATAGGGAATACCGTTTTTTGTTTTCTGCACCTTCAGCATATACATGGCATTCAGCTCATTGCGCGTGTCTGACTGAACCCGCTGGATTTGCTGTATGGTCACGGCCTGGTCACCCAGCTTTTTATCCGTGGTCGAGGTAATTTCACTCCCTTTTTTATCCACGTACTGGCGGACCTGTGCTATCTGTCGGGCGTTTTCTGACTGCCCCTGGCTGACAGTCTGTGAGATTTCACTGCTCACCCGGTCCACTTTCTGGCTCACCTGCGCGATGGCCAGTGTCTGGTCCTCATTCTTTTTCGCAACCAGCTGCGTGAGGCTGTTTTCCGCCTCCCCGATTTTCCGGGTCACTTCTGCGATATCCGTGTCCATCCGCTGACGGATGTCTTCTTCCAGTTGCGTGACCTCCGTACGCAGCGCTGAAGCATCAATGCGCTCTTTCAGTGCCTGACCCAGAAGCGTCTCATCTATCAGCCCCCGGAAAATTTCCAGATACCCTTCACCATCATTGCTGGGCTGCCCGCTGGCTTCCACAAAAGCAGATTTTCCCACCAGGTTGACGCTTCGCACGTAAAACCAGAAATCCGTCCCCGGCTTAATCCGGCTCCCCTGGACAGTCCACTGACTGCCGGTCCCCAGATAACGGGCAGATTTTTCCACCTGTGCCGTGTTCGTGATGCGTTTTTCTGAGAACCAGAATTCAAACTGTACCGTCGGGTCATACACCGCAAGACGCGGGACCGCCGTTATCTGAAAATACCCCGGCGTCAGCTCAATGGTGGCGGGTTTTGCAGGTGCGTTAATCCGGAAGGTGGTGGTGGCAGGTTCACCCTGCTGGCCATAGCTGTTTATCGCCCGCACCGTCAGGGTGTATTCCCCGAGCGGCAGGCCGCTGAAACGGTGCTCCGTGTCTGCGGTGATGGCAGTGGTCACCAGTCTGGCATCCGTTCCCTTACCACTGGTCAGGCGCAGACTGAAGCGCACGCCCTTCACCACCCGCGGCGTGTCCCATTTCGCCTGCGCCAGATACTGGCCATCAGCTGCGCTCACCTCCACCGTCAGGTGCTGCACTGCCGGTGGGATAACGCTGTTCAGGGTGCCTGACTGCGGCTCAAAGCGGGCACCGTTATCCACGATGGCTTCTTTTTCCGGTACGTGCTGCACCGCCGTGATGGCAAAGGTGCCGTCCGTGTTTTCCCGGATGGAGACACAGCGGAACAGGCGACGGCGCAGTGACGGCAGGGAGAGTCCCCACACCCCGTATGTCTCCACACCATCAGGCAGGGTACTGACCTGTATCCGGTCCGGCGCGGGGTGTGCGGTGATGTCCACACTCACCGGCTTACCGCTGCCGTTAATCAGGTTCACCGCTGATGTACCTGTCTCCGGCAGGGTAACCTCACGGTCCAGCGTCAGGGTGCGGGTGGCAGCATCAATGGACAGGACACGTCCGCCGGTCAGGGTCCCGGCATAGTCATTATCACAGATTTCAATAATGTCACCGGGTGTGTGACGCAGCCCCTGTGACCCGAGCGTGAAATCCACCGTCTGCGTTTCCAGCAGTTCGGTCTTTATCACCCACAGCCCGGCACGGTGGGCCTGACCGCGGCTGGTACAGCCGAACGCGTCCATCTTCAGCAGGTTGCGTCCGTAGCGCAGTATGGCTTCCGGGTCTTCCACCAGTTCCGTGGAGGTCTGCCAGCCGTTCTGCGGGTCGGTGTAATTCACCTCCACCGCCGTGTGCCGGTCCTTCAGGGCACTGAAGCTGTAGCGGAAACCCACGCCGTTATCATCCACCACCACATCGCTGCTGGTGTACGGCCACACCACATCCGACGGGCGGTCCTGAACAAACGTCAGCGTCTGACCGTTCCATACCGGCATACAGCGCATCGCAGAGCAGAAATCACTGAGAACGTCCCACGCCTTACGCTGTTGTGCCAGGTACGCATTAAAGGTCATCCGCGGCTCGGTCCCCCCGAAACCATCCGGGACCGTCTGGTCGCAGTACTGCCCGATGGCATACAGCGCCCACTTGTCCACATCCGCCACCCCCAGACGTTTTCCCATGCCGTAGCGCGGGTGAGTCAGCATGTCCCACAGGCACCAGGCCGGGTTGTTGCTGTATGCCGGTTTCAGACTGCCGTCCCAGATACCACTGTACGTGCGTTTTTCCGGGTCATAGTTTGACGGCACCTGGATGATGCGACCGCGGATATGGTAGTTCACCGTCATCTGCTGGCCGCCGAACTGCTCCGCATCCACCTGCAGCCCCACAATGGCCGTGTTCGGGTAGCACTGTTTCACATCGATGATTTCGGTGTATGACGACCACAGCGTCTTATTCTGCAGCTGGTCCGTGGTGTTGTCCGCCGTCTCCCTGACCATCCGGATGTTAAAGGGCCGGGGAGGCAGATTATCCAGAATCACCGAGGCCAGGAACTGCGAGGTGGTCTTGCCGTTAATGGTGACATCCTTTTCCGTCACCCAGCGACCATTACGCTGTAACTGAATCAGAATCCGGACAGAGGAAGGATTACGGTCGCCCTTTGACGTGGTCTGCACCAGTGACTGCACCCCGAAGGTAACCCGCAGGCGGTCAATGTTCGCGGACGTAATGGTGCGCGTCACCGGTTTTGCCTTCGTCACTTCCACGCCCAGTCCGGTTTCAGCTCCGGAGGACTCAAAGCCTTCCGGTGGTGTCTGCTCCTGCTCCCCGGCGCGCCAGACCGCGGTCACACCGTGTATCACGGGATTACCGTCCGTGTCCGTCAGCGGGGTTTTGTTCACCAGGATACTCTGCAGTCCCTTCACCGGACCTTCTATCGGTCCCTCACCAATCGCATCAATCACACTCATCATCTGCGTGGATTTGAGATTATCCTTCGCCTCGCGAGGCGTGTGTGCCTTACCGCCACCTTTTCCCATACAGCCTTCCCCTGAATAAATTAACCGCCACTTGCCATTCCGTACAGAAGTCGGATATCCTTCGCCCGAAAAGCATGAAACACATTTCTGCCATGCTAAAGAGAAACCCCGGTATCAGCAGATACCGGGGTTTTCTTTCATGCCCACCGATAATCCTGTTGGTTAAAACCGGTAATGGCATAAAAATTCTGAATATCTTCACATTTTCACAAACTGACTGTGGCGCGTATAATTTCTCTGCGTTAATTTTTTTGTCGTGATATAAGAATAATTCCTTACACTTAATCTTCGTAACTCTCCCGCAGTTCCTGTCCGCGATCACTGCGGGATTTTTTTATTCTTTTTACCCCTGCCGCCCGATAACCACGACCTTTCCGCCCCCGCCTTCATCACGGGTGCTGATGTCCTGGGATATACGGCGGGAGCCAACCAGCATTTCCCCGTAAGGCACCGGCATCGGGTTCCCCTGGGCAATCATGTTATCCAGCGAGGAAAAGTACGTGTTCTGTCTGCCGTTATCCGTTGCGCGGTAATCCGGTGTTTTTGCCTTCGGGGCCAGCATCTGGGCCACACCGCCCAGTATCATGCTGGCACCCAGTGAAAACAGCATCGTGGTGGCAGAAAAACCGCCGGCACTCAGGGCTGTACCCCATAACGCCATCGAGGCACCGGCAGTGAAGAAAGAGCCCACGATGGCTGCCGCCCCCAGCACAATCTGCAGTCCACCCTTTCCGGCCCCGGCCAGTCGCGGCACAATGTGGATGACCGTTCCCTCACCCAGCTGTTCGTGAAGACGGGCATACACCGCCTCCGGTGCCGTGTCATCACCGGCAATACGTATCTGGTACCAGCCTTCGTTCATCTGACGGCGAAAGCCCGGCATCTGCATCGACAGGGCGCGAATGGCTTCCGCTGCCGTGTTCACATACAGGCTGAGGCGGCGGCCAAATCGTTGTAAATCCCCGTAAAGGCGGATGCGTGCCAGTGGCGGTGACGCCAGACTGAATGCGTTCGTCGTTGCCATTTTTCGGAATACCTCTCCCGTTTACTCAGTTGTTCAGGAATATGGTGCAGCAGCTCGCCGTCACCACAGTAAACGGCGGCATGATTCGGCACCGATGAACCAAAGCAGCACAGCAGCACATCGCCTGCCTGTGCAGAGGACGGAGACACCCGGCAAAAGCCGTTTTCCGCCAGGTTGTCCAGGTACAGGTTCTGGCCGTTGCGCCACCAGTCATCCTCGCGATGAAAATCCGGCATTTCAGTCCCCGCCAGATGATAAGCATCCCGGAACAGCGTGTAACAGTCCGTCACCCCGTGCTCAAAGCGCCGTCCCGTCAGATGTGGCACACAGCGGAATTTGTGAATGTCACCCCGGCAGACCAGCCACCAGGGCAGTGCGCTTTTTATCTGCAGCCGCCGGTCAGCCTCGCTCAGCCAGGGCAGCCCACCGGGATGACTGTGGACCAGTGCCACAATCTCCCCCTGCATCTCTGCCCGCAGCCAGTCTTCCGGTGCGATACGAAAATACGCCTCCGGCTCTGCGGAAATATTCACACAAGGGATATACCACTCCCCCTCCGGCGTGCTTATCACGAAGCCGCACGACTCCGCAGGCGCACACCGCCGGGCATGCGCCAGAATCGCTGATTCAGTCTGTGTCATAAACCGGGATTTACTGCGAAAGTTTATTAATGGAAAGGAAACCGCCAAAATTGCCGACATTCCTGCGCAGTTCACACCCGCGCATGCACTTGCTGCATCTGTCCTTACGGATATCCGTGGTGGGTTTATCGAACTCATCCGCCACAGCCCCGCCCGTGTAACCACACTCATCAGAGCGGTAGGTCCACATACAGGTGTTCGCCAGCATGATACGACCGGGAAACAGCGCCCCGTCCGTCTCGGTCGGTGTGGCCAGCACAAACGAGGCCGTCATGGCTGTCAGCTGCGACATCTGCTCCACCACCCAGCGGTCACTCAGCTCCTGCTCCGGGTCCGCCTCCGGATTGCCCGCAACGAAATTCACCGCATCCAGAAAACGGGCATACACCCGGCGGCGGACCACCGTGGCCCCCACCAGACTCTGCAGGTCTTCCGCCATCCCGGTGACCAGACCAAACAGATTGGACACCGTCAGCGATGGTCTGGCACTGCTGCCCTTCCCGTTCATCTCAAAGCCACTCCCCTCAATCGGGTACGCCTGATATTCACGCCCCTGCCAGGTCACCGGCTCCCCTTTTTCATTCAGCTCATTGCAGAAAAAATACCGCTCACCGCCCTGCACCGTCAGGTCGATTTCCCAGAGTACCACCCGCGGTGACTGCTCTGACTTAACCGACTCGTTCAGACTTTCTTCGTGAATATCCTGCATCAGTTCACCACCTGCTCAATCGTACAACTGAAATCACTGTACCTGGCGTTATCTGTGACGCTCCACTCCCGGCATACCACCCTCACCGTCCGGTTATGTTTCGGCGGTCGCCACAAAAAGGCACGGTAACCACCATGCCAGGATAAAAATTCATCCAGCCAGCGCCGGGTTGGTTCATCCGTCACCCGGAACACCGCCTGAAACGTCTTCAGTCTGGCATTAAGTCCCGTCGGTCGGCGCTGTTCATAACCGTCACCAAACCGAACCCTCACCACCGACGGTTTCTCACTCACCTGCATCCCTTCACGCGGGACCAGATGCAGCGTTTTTATCTCAGCCACTCAGCATTCCTCCGTCACGTCGCATGGACAGCATCACCGCCTGCACCCGCTGGTCAATCAGCTGCACAAGACTGCCTGCCGCCTCCGGCCCTATCTGTCCGTTAGCCCCGTCATTCTGAATGGCGATGTGGTAGACCGGGGAATACACCAGACCGGCACTGCCGTTCATACTGCCCACCGCGCGTACGCCCAGCGAGCCATCCGCCGCCCGGGTCAGGGGCATAATGGCTTCAGGTCCGGCTTCCCCCATCAGCCCGGCCCCTTTTGCAAACGCAAAGTACGTGGGCGTGTCCACAATGCTGTTGCTGTACGCACTCAGGTTTGCCGAGGTATACACGCCGCCTTTTGCATTGGCCACCGCACCGCCCAGCCAGTCACCAATGCTGCCAATAAATCCTCCCGCACCGGACATACCGTTTGCCGCCGTCTTAATTCCGTTGACAATCGCGGCATTCATAAGAACTTTTGAGATTTCCTGCAGTACGGATGAGGCCCAGTTGCGCCATTCCACTTTGTTTCCGTTCAGCATCTCCGTGATGTTATTCACCAGTCCTGAAATCCCCTCCGTTGCCAGCTGTGCTGCCTGAGAGGCGTAATCGGATGCATTGTCCACCCAGTTACTGAGCCCCTCCTGCAAGCCTTTCTGCCAGTCCGCACGCTGCGCATCCGATTCGGCATAAAAGGCTGCCTGGTCCTTAAGGCGTTCGCTCAGATACTGCGCGTTCTGTGCCCGTGCCTGTCTGTAAAAATCCTCACTGATATCCCCGGTCTGATACTGAGACTGAAGGTCCGCATCCTTCTGGCGGAAGCTGTCGCGGATCTGCTGCAACTCCCGCATGCGTTCCCTGGCTCGTTCTCCCTGCCCGTACCCCAGCAGTTCGGCTTCATTTGATGCACGCGCAGCCACATTATCATTCTTCAGGGTCTCTTCCCGGGATCGCAACTGTTCCCGGATTTTTTGCTGGTCAATCAGGGCCGCATTGCGCAGCAGTTCCTGCTTCTGTATCTCCGTCAGGGTTTTCAGTTCGCCCTGCGCTGTCTGGTACTTCAGCTTCGCCAGCTCTGTATTCTGACCCGCCAGTGCCAGTTGCTCTTTCTGCTGCTTCAGTAGCCGGGAAAAACTGTCTTCCGCTTTTTCCGTCTCTGATTTTCCACCCCGGGATTTGGTTTTATTCGCCTCGTTATTGCGCCAGGCTTCCAGGGCATTACTGATATAACGTTGTCTCGCCTCCTGATACGGATCACCCACAAAACCGAGGTCATCCGCCGCATACCCCAGTCGGACACGCTCTTTTTCTTCCCCTTTCAGTCTGGACAGGGCCAGCTCACGCTCTGTTTTTGTCAGGGCACTCTGCTGTTTATCATCCAGAGTGGCCTGTGGCAGCCGTAACGGCACATTCACCAGTCCCTGCCGCTGCTGAAGCAGTTCATTCCCCAGCCCCAGCAGACGGTTGAATTCCGTATGCTGAACATTCGTCTGCAGTAATGCCTGGTATGCCCTGTTCTGCTCTGCCGCCTCCTCACGTATCCTCGCCACACGGTTGTATTCCAGTGACGCCAGCGTTTCCTGTACAGACTTCGCCTTTTCCTGTATCTGTGTCAGGCGTGACTGCTCGACCGCCAGCCTGCCGGTTGCCTCCGCAAGGCCGTGGGTTATAATCTCCGCACCTGAACCACCCTGTGGATTTTCCTGCAGCCAGCGCTGATAGTCAGCAATCTGTGTTTTCAGTCCCCGGACTTTACTTTCCTGCTCAGCAATCAGACGATTCTGCTCTTCCAGTGCCTCGCGGGTTTTACCCTCATTATCAGCCAGTTCCGGAAGGGTCATTCCCGGTACCTTTGCCCGGATTTCATCAATCGTCGATGCATACTGACGGGCGGACTCCCTGGCCTGTTCCTGATTCTGGTACACCGTGTACCAGGCACCGGCTCCCAGCATCAGTAAACCGGGTATCCCGCCGACAAGCGAAAGCAGGGATGCCGCGCCACTTTTCAGCATTCCCGTAACCGACGTGGCATTCTCCAGCGCCTTCCTCGAGGCCGCCACCGCCTGATTCGACTGTACCAGTGCGGCATTGGCCACAATCATGGCCCGGCGTTTTGCGACGGCATTCTGTGTGGCCAGCGCCTCCGCACTGGTGTTTCTGGCCAGTGCAAGTTCAGCCTGTGCCAGTTGCCAGGCACGTTCTGCCGCCAGCGCGTCAGCTGCCGCCTTACGCTGCACCTGAACAGACGCATCTGCCTGTGCGGCTGCCAGGGCAACCGTCCCGGACTTCGCCGCGATCAGCTCTGTGGTGGCCTTTCCCACGCCTGCGGCCATATTGCCAAAGTACCGGGCCACCCCGACAGCAACCAGCACGCCCGCCGCCGCGGCCACATTATCAATATGTCCGGCCACACCATTCAGCACGCCGGAGAGCGTTTTCGTCGAGCCGCTGGCCTCATTCACACCGCCCACCCAGGCCATAAAGGCGTTTTCCACCTTTGTGATACTACCGGAAACCGTTTCCGGCATGGCCGCATATTCATCACGTAATATCCCCAGCTGGCTGATTAACGCGGGGACCACTTTATCCGCTGTCAGTTTTCCGTCATCCGCCATTGCCTTCAGATCTTTACGGGCCACACCCATCCCCGCAGCAAGCGCGCGGATCACCCGGTCGCAATTTTCGTTAACAGCATTAAATTCTTCGCCACGCAGTACACCCTGTGCCAGTGCCTGGCTGAACTGGGTGATCACCGAACCGGATTCCGCAACTCCAGCCCCTGACAGTTTCAGTCCTGTCGAAATGGCCTCCGTCACCTTCAGCACATCATCAGCACTGTAACCATATTCACGCATCGAGGCAGCCGAACGGGCAAACAGGGCCGCATTATCCGAAAACGCGGTACCTGTCCGCTGACTGATATCCATCAGCACTTTCTGTGATGACGAAAATTCATCGGATGACTGCGACGCCTGTTTCAGACGGGCATTTACGGAACTCCACTCATCCGCCAGTGAAATCAGGTGTCCGGTGGCAAAGGCACCGGCAAATGCGCCAGCCACTCCGACAGCAGAACCGCGAATTTCCGTCAACTGGCTGTTCAGCTCAGCCAGGGCGCGTCGCTGCTCCCGGGCGACTGCGGCAGCCTGACGCCCGCCATTCTGCAGGGTCCGGTAATATTCACTGCCCATGCGGGAAGCCCGCTGGATCTCCGACTGGAATGACTGCGAATTTGCCGAAATTTTGATAATCAGTTCACGTAACGTCGCCATTCACCTTTCTCCGGACGAAAAAAAACCGCCTCAGCGGTTCTCATCATTTATGACTGTGCAGCAAGGCTCAGCGCGTCTTCCAGTCCCGCAAAAGGATCCGCTTCCGGCTTGTCCTCATCCTCGCCCCAGCAGAGCATGGCGTCCTTCAGTGAAACATTCATCCCCTGCGCCCCGAAAACCGCTTTCACGATCTGCGCATTACGGATATCCCCGCGCTCATCGCCCAGCGGGGACACCCTGTCGAACTCCATCCACATCATCGCCTCGCTCGCACTCAGACTGTGGCGCAGTTCGGATAAGGTGCGCCCCAGACGGAGCGCAAGTCGCATCAGAAAGCGAATTTCCGGGCGGGCTACTTTTTTCTTGCCGACTCAGCATCGGTGATCAGTTCCAGTGCCTGACGCAGCAACCGGGCATGCACCGGACCATAGACAGCCAGCACCTGCTCGCGATCATCTGCGGTGAACACACGTTTCATGTCCTTATCACACAGAACATCACAGAACAACGTCACATCCGCCTCCAGGTTACGGCGGGTTTTTGCCACCACCGACAGGGTATCGTCACCCGCATCATCGCCATTAAGAACTTCCCGCCAAAGATACCAGGCCTCTGCCGAAGGCTCGCGCAGCACCACGCTGACATTCCCCCATTCCGGCACCTTCACCGTTTTATGACGAAATCCGGACAGTCTGGCCAGCGCCAGTGTTTTCAGATCTTTTGCCATCGGATTATCCTTATCAACCTGCGCCATTTACCGTTACCGTGCACGCGTCAGAGGTAATTCTCTGCGGCTGTTCTGCAGAATCCGTTACCATGCAGGTATAAGCCCCCTTATCACCTGACTGCGTATTGGCTTTACTGAAAGTGTCAGTAGTCTGTCCCTCGACCGGCTGACCATCCTTCTTCCAGGCGTATTTATAAGGCGGCGTTCCCCCGTTGACACTGACTGACATTGTCAGCAGCGCACCGGTATTCACGGTAAGCTTCGCCTCCGGCTTTTTAACAAACGCCAGCGGTACCACATAGGACACCGGTTTGCCTTTCAGACGCAGTGAAAACGTTGCTGCCACCACGCCGTTGGTACCGGATGACCAGGTGTGCTGACGCACTTCCGCCAGGAACTTAAAGCCCTTACCGGACGGAAACTGCACCTTAAACGCATACAACGAGTCATTGTCATAGGCATCACGCAGGGCGTTCTGGGCCTGATTCAGATAAAAATTACCCGACATGGAAATCTCAGACGACGCCCCCAGACCGTTGATGTTCTCCTGCTCGGTGGAGCAGAGCGTGGTCACATCAATATCCTGTTTCTGACCGGCGGTGAACTGGACTTCCTTGATGGTGCAATCCAGGCGCAGATATTCCGCCTTATCCATAGTTTCAGCAGTCGCCGGGGCAGATGAAATCATCACCTGCGTCAGCTGTGAGCGTTCATACAAAGCAGACATTCTGCCTCCTGATAATAAAAAACCCGCACGCGGCGGGGTATGGTTTTGTAGAAAAAAGAAAAAGTCACACCGTGACCTGAAACTCCAGGGTTGCACGGTAACAGCGGTTTTCCGGAATATAGTCCTGCATTTCACTGACGGATCCCGGGGCCAGCAGCATTATGGCTTCACGGGCGTCCTGACGTATCTGACGCGCCTGCGTCACAGTCCCGGCATAAACGTCTATCTGCACCGACACTGAGGACTCCGCCTGCCCGCCCATCACGTCCGCTGACACCGATGAAATCAGGCTGAAAACCACCCACGGAAGCGCCACCGACGGCCTGCCATCCAGCAGGGGGACCACATACGGGTACACCTGCCCGCCGGCAAGATGCGCCAGATGAGGATACAAATCCGCCTCCGTCATCGTCTCAGTACCTCATCAATGGCCCGGTTCATCCGCGCAATCGCCACCTGAGCTGCCTGTTCACTGCGCACATCAAACGCCGGGCGCACAAACGGGTGCGGTGGCATATTCACAGTCCCCATTTCCACAAACCGCCAGTAGAAAGCATTGCGCGGGTTATCCGCCTTCATAGTGTTATCGCTGTTACCGGTGTCCGGATTAACACCACGGATATGGACACCGGATTCCATCCCGCCATCGCGGGAGCGCCGGGAAAGGATCACCACATTGCGGCGCAGTTTTCCCCTGCGTACCGGTGCCCGTGACACCACTTCTTCTTTCAGCACATTCGCACCCGCACGGGTTGCCTCACGCAGCACCCGGTTATTTTCCGCACCACTCAGAAGCTGCAAATCGCGGCTGATGTCCTCCAGCCCCGAAAAATCCAGCAGGGTTTCGATCATTTTTCCCCTCCCAGCCGACAGAGAATTTCCAGACGCCCGCCGGTCGCATCCGGCACGGGCAGCCCGACAACGTTCAGGATCCGGTCACGCCATGGACCACTCAGCACATGAAGTCGTGACGCTGCCGTGATTTCCCGACCGGACTGACCGCGCACCCAGATGCGGATTTCCGCCTGCGCCATTTCCGCACCGGACTGCATCCGCTCCCGGCTGCTCCTGCCACGGATATCCGCATGAATTTTCCCGCATGACACCCATTCTTCCGTCATTTCTCCGGCAGCGTTACGGGTTAACACCGGATTCAGAACACTTATCATCTGTGTCAGACGACCTGCAGATATTGCCATTCCCCCTCCTCATAACACCGTCGGACAACGCAAATCGTAAATCAGCACGGAAACAGAAAACGGCAGCTCCCCCTGAAGCAGTTCTTCCCGCTCCGCAAGATCCGGATTCCGGTACAGCATCCCGGTCAGTCGCATGGCAGCCCCCTTCATCCGGGTTAATGCCTCGCCCGGGATCAGTTCACCGTCCTCACGGATCACTTTATCCCGGCTGCCCTGAATGTAGGCCAGCAGCACGGCGGTAGCCTGACGAACCTTGTCCATCAGCATGTCATCATCCGCGTCATGGTCGACACGCAGATGTGCCTTGATCTCTTCCAGTGTCAGTAATGCCGTCATTTTCCGCCTCCTGCATCCCGCCCACGTTTTGCAGCCAGGGTCCAGGCTGATGAATGAGCTTCTCCGGGTTTATCTTCGGTCATACTGTTGCAGTGCCACAGCGAGCCCCCCCACGTCACCGTATCGCCGGGGTGGTAGGTTTCACCGGCTCTGAACACACCGCGGTAGAGCATCACCGGCAGGGAAAATGTTTTTTCCGTACGCTGGCCACTGCTCTGCCGGACCACCACAGAGAACAACCGCTCACCCGTCATGCTGACGTCAATATCCGCCACCCCGTCAACCAGGCATTCCCATCCCCGCATCCCGTGCGTTTTTTCATACGCCCGCCAGAGTCCGCCCTGGTGTGTGGCATACGTGCCCCGGGGAAAGGATTTTTGCTCATCAATCGCCGGGAATATTTCCAGTGCCGTGGCATCACGCCCGTCCTGTGGAGCCGGCAGGGCACTCACCGCATCCAGAACCGCCTTCTGCAGAACTTCCGGATCGTAGTCACGACCGTCGCGCGGAACGGGGATATGACTCACTGCGTCCTTCACCATCTGCTCGATCATCGGGCGTACATCATCCGCAGTGACACTTTTACCGTCCGCCGGTACCGGTATTTTCGCGACCGCATCATTCACCGCCTGCTGCAGCACCTCCGGATCATAATCACGACCATCGCGCGGTACCGGAATGGCCCCCACGGCGTCATTCATCATCGCCTGCAGAACAGGGCGCACCTCATCCACCGTCACATGCTTCTGTAACAGAGCAGACAGGGAAGCCAGTTTCTCTTCAAACGCCCCCGACTGTGCGGCCATCTTCTCCTCAAATGTGCGCTGTAAATCCGCCAGCACCGTGGCGAATTCTTCACCCAGCGCACGGATAATGGACAGTTCACGCTCTGTCATTTTCGCAGTATCCCCCTGAACATCGCCTTCACCGCATCACGCTCTGTTTCGCTTATGGCCTTATTACCGTCAGATGCGCCGTCAGGCAGTTGTGATGAAACTGTTTTCCCGGTCGACGCGAACGGATCCTCACGGGCATCACGACGGGACAGCGCCTCCAGACTGTAGTTCTGCTGCTGAAGATACAGTGCATCACCGCCGGCCAGAGGCGGCAGGTTCTCCCGTTTACGGGCCTCATTGGGCGTGAGAAGCGTATTTTTCACCGCATCCCCCAGCGTTTTCATGCGCCGCTCACTGTCCATTCTCAGCAGCGTGGTGACATCAAATTCTGTACTCTCGTTTTCCCCCGTTTCCAGCGCCTCATCCAGTAACAGTTCAATGGACTCAATCAGCGTCTGCAGGCACTGGGAATAATACTGCTGCTCCAGCGCCTCCACGTTGTCACTGGAAGGCGGTTGTCCCACGCCAATCTTGTAGGCCGGGACACGGAACACCGAACAGACAATTTCAGCAGTCATCTTCAGTTGTTCCACCGTCTGCGCATCCACCGGTGAAAACGTCGTGGGGTTGTATTTTGCCCCGTTGCTCAGAATGGCCGTTTTCCCCGCATTTTCGCCTGTATACCCGCTGTCCCAGTTGCTCTTCAGTTTTTTCGCATTTTCTTCCGTAATACTGCCGGGGATCTCAATCACCCCGGACGGCCTGCCGCCATTTCTGAAAAAAGACGTTGAATTTGCCTGAATATGATGCCCCTGCGTGGCCGCCAGCCCGGCAGCATACACCGGCGGCAGCCCCACAAGCGGATGAAAAAAACAGTTAAACCGGTCGTGGATCACTTCCCTGGCAGGCACCGTCACCGCCTCAGTGATCCCGCAGTTCCGGTCCGGTGTAATGCGATAGAACACCTCGCCGTCATCCGCCACCAGAGGTTCAACCCGGCTCCAGTCCAGAATACGCAGTTCTTTGATCTGCCCCCGGGAGTTACGGATTTTCAGCACCACCGTATTGCCGTGACGCAGTTTGGCGTTCAGCCACAGTTCAAAAAACTGGATACGATTCTGCTGTGCATTGGGACGACGACAGAGACGGGCAATATCCCCCTGCCGTTTTTCACGGCGGATCCCCTGTGTATCGGTCTGCATCAGGCGCAGCCGCATTTTGGCGATATCCTGGGATATCAGCGAAATGCAAGAAAACACCGCGTGAAAGGACAAAACGGTTTCCGGATCGGCTTTCACACCCTGCTGCCAGGCACCGGCAAAAGGCTCAGCCACCGCCTGAAACAGGCTGGTCCAGCCCACCTCTTTTACATCACGTCCTGATTTCTGGTTTTTTCGGGTTCGCCACAAAAGGTTCCACATTCGCCATGCTCCGCATCACGTTTCTTTTTCTGACCTGCCGGACGTCGCACTGTGATGTACTCCGCCTTCCCCAGGCGAACCAGCACCTCCGCACACGGCTGTGCCACATCACGGATATCCCCGGCCCGGGCATCATGCGTGCCCTGCAGATACTGGATTTTTGCCATCAGTTACTGCGGGAAGCTCGCGCCTCCCGCCCTCCTCATCAGACTCAGCCGCCGGACGCAGTTCCGTAGTTCACACCGGTGATCACCGCCACTGCCGCGGTACGGCGACGACGCCAGTTGATCCAGCGCTCCGCACGGATGGCCACGCTGCCGGTCTGGAACATGGAGACCAGCTCCACCGGTGACGGTGTGCTGCTGTCGCTGGTCGGTTCAGACTGCATCTCCAGTGACGCTTCACGGGACATATCCACCGCCACACCGCCGTCATCAGCCAGATAAATATCCGGCGCATTCACCAGCACCAGCTGGTCACCCACGTACTGGGAGACAATCACCGGCAGGCCCTGGAAGGTGCCGCCAAGCAGGGTCATGTCCGGATATTCCTTCTGACCCAGCGCATTTTTACGCATGGACAGCGCCAGGGCATTTGTGCTGGACATCAGCCAGACCGCACCGGTGGGCTGCAGGTTTGCTGCCACAAACTGACCAAACGCGGCTTCCGCATCCGTATCCGGGTTACCGGTTGATGCCGTGCCCTTCACATCATGGGTGATGGACGCAGGGGAAACATCGGCCACCGCCGCTTTTTTCGGGTCCACAAAGTCTGTGTCCAGACGCGCCACCACCGCTTCCGCCAGTGCATTACGGACCAGCGCATCGGCGGCAGGACTGGAAAAACGGATCAGCTCTTCCGTCAGTACCGCAATAGCCGCCACCTTCGCATGACTGAAGGTGATGGATTCAAAATCAAACTTCGTCAGGGGTCTGGCCTTACCCTGCCCCACCCAGCCGGCAGCACCACCGGACACCTGGGCATGCACGCGAATATTGAACGGCACCTGACGAAGTGCCGGGATCCCGCCATGACCAAATCGCCCGATAATGGTCTGCGGACGCAGATAATCAATAAAGTCCTGCGCATATTCCTGATATTCAGACAGGCTGCCTGCCCACTGTGGGTCCGTGGTGGTCCCTGCCCCCACCGCCGACTTCAGGACATGATGCAGACGGCTGTCATCCGGATACTGACGACGGGCCACTTCCAGGGCTTCAGAGCGGACACCTTTAGCCGCGGCCAGTGATTTGGCAAAGCGGGCGAAACCAATCCCCTTCTCCAGTTTCTGCTCAACACGGATCACCGGCGCTGAAGCCACCGTGGCCACATTCCCGTTACCGGCCTGTTTCACCGGCTGTGCCGTGGCGGCCTTACTGGTTTCCAGTTCACGCAGACGCTTCAGGTGCGCATCCACCTGACGGATTTCCGCTGCGGTGTTGTCGTAGTGCTCTTCCTCTTCCACATCCAGTGTGCGGCCTTCCTCTGCGGCTTTGGTCATGACCTCCTCAAGGGAGGCTGCCAGCGCCGCACGCTTGTTTTCAAAACTTTTAATCTGTTCGCCAATATTCATTATGGTCTTTTCCTTATGAAAAACGGTTGTTGACTGTGCCGCAGCGCCGGCAGAAGATGCGATTTTCACCACCGGTTTCCGGTTGCCGGACGCGGCAGAAAACGGGCGGTCGTAAGATTTAATGGTCCGGATGGTGCATTCCGCATTCGCGGGCACGGTGACGGCAGACACCTCCATCAGTTCCCAGCGCAGAAAATGCAGTCCGCCTCCGTCCAGAAAGGTGTATTCATGGGGACGGAAGCCCACGGACAGCCCCCTGACCAGCCCGGTCTTAATGGCCGCCCAGACCTCATCCAGCCGGGCAGCCAGTTGCGACGGCATATCCGGTACGGGCTTCACCAGTGTTGCCGTGATTTCCAGCCCTTCGCTGACCCGGCGCACCGTACACTGGCCTACAGGGCGGGAATGGTCATGCTGCCAGAGAAACGGGATCGTACTGCCAAACTCCGCCCCCTCCGGCTCCAGGATGTCACCATCCCGATCCGGAGAAGGCGTTGACGCAATCCCGGTGATCACCCGTTCATCCTCACTGAAGGATTTCACCGTCAGCAGGGAACAGGCCCGTTTAAGAGTCACATCAGCCTCCTGAAAATAAAAAAACCGCCGGAGCGGTTCGTGATGGTTACAGTGTGAACAGGGTTATATGAAAAAAACCGCATATTCTTTCTTTTTCGGTTCCGGGTTAAGGGACATCAGGGAGACCGCATTGAACAGCGCCATCAGCGGGTCAATTTTTCCCCGTCCACTGGCCTGTTTGGTGATAAGAATGGCGTTACCTTTAGGCTCCACCCGGGCATTGCCGACACACCAGGCCATCAGGGGCTGGTCACCATGCACCAGCACCCCTTCAGCCAGTTTGCGCTCGGTGGTTTTAATGGCCCCGCCCAGTTTCCAGCCCTGGCTTATCCCCACCACAATTCCGTCGGGGATCCCGGCTTCCGCCAGTGAATCCAGAATCTGCCCCACCCCTGACGGGTCAATACCGATATGGTCCAGTAACTCAGCCTCATGAATGCGACGCACATATTCCGCCACTTCCGCCGTGTCATCCCCGACACGCCGGACAATGGTCATATCTCCACAGGCAACAAGATCCTGAAACCGGGACGCCTCGCTCTTCCGTCGGACCACCGCGGTTTCATGCGCCCAGGCATGGCCCCAGCCCAGCCATTCGCGGGTCTCCCGGTCACGCCCAATCACATACATCCCCAGCAGATCATCCAGCCCTCCGCCGTCAATCCCCACCGTCACCACATCAGCACGACGCAGGATATCGTCCAGGCTGATACAACGGCCCTGCTCTTCCCAGAAATCAGCCCCCGCCCAGCGGTCAGAGCGCAGGGCAAGACCAATTTCCACATTGGCGTGTTTTGACATGAACCCCCGGAATGTCTCTTCACCGGCTTCCCGGGCTTTACGGTACTCCCGGTACAGAAAGGCCTCATCCACTGAATAGCCGAGATTCGGATTGACCATGGCGAGGTTTTCCATCAGCAGGTGAGCCCCGCTTTCCACCATTTCAGGAGGGTGTTCAAATATCACCGGCAGAAAGTGCGGATCATTAATTTTGCCGTCGCGCACATCCCGGGCGTACTGCAGTTTCTGTCTGAACACCCCGGCTGGCTGTTCATTCGACTGGGTGGTCGTATACACCACAAACCCTTCCGGGCGGGAGGCAAGCCCGCCGATGGCTTCACGTAACATGTCCTCCGCCTTGTACTGCTTGCCAAACAGCCACAACTCATCAATCAGCGTCCCCACGGACTTGATACCGGACACCGTATTCGGATCGGCTGCCACCACCTTCAGGGTGGTGTCCGTCACCCGGTGGGTGATGGTCCGGATATGTGTCTGCACCTGACAGAGGTCATCCAGATCATCGTCCCGTCGTACCATATCCCTGGCAGGATTGAAGGCGTTGGCTGCCACCTCCACAGTCGGGGCCAGAATCGTGTAACCCGCCGCCTGCCGCCAGTTCAGTAACAGCGCCGTCATCATGATCCCGGCGGCCAGTGTGGACTTGCTGTTTTTTTTGGGTATCAGAATGAACACTTCCTTGATATGGCGGACACCGGTCTGCGCATCGTAGGAGCCAAACAGAGCCGCCACCAGGTCAAACACCCACTGTGCACAGGACTCCCCGAACGTCGGGCTACCCGGTGCATCCACAATCCGCAGTTGTTTAAAAATAGCCAGGGCATGTGCGGCCTGGTCCGGATAAATCGGAGCCGGAATAATCGACAGCCCCTTTTTCAGGCGCTCTGCCCAGTCCGGGCAGGCCGTGCTCCATACAGGTATCATCCGTTGCCCTCATTATCGTTATTCACCACCAGTCGTGGTGGTGGTGGTACCGCAAAACGGTTAGCCGCTTTTTTCGCGGCATCACCTTTTGCCGATTTTTTACCGGCATCGCCTTTTTTATGGTGTGTGAACTGCGCCAGTCGCCAGGCCGCATCCAGTGCCAGTTTCGGATCAATGCTGAGGTTTTCCACCAGGATCTGCCCCATAGCTTTCACCGGATCGGGAAGACCATCCTCCATATATTCAATACCATGAGACATCACCGCGGGCGGTGGCATCTCCGGATTGTTTTCGTCCGGCTGTGGTATTGCAGCCGCCTCACGGCGACGGGGTTTATCCTCCTGCTCTGATTTTTTCTGCCGGTAAACAGGAACCTCATCCACCTCCACCGTTTCGCACTGTTTACGGGCTATAAACGCGAGCACCTCCGGATCTTTTGCCAGCTGCGAGCCTTTAACCCTGGCGGTCTTCGCCGAATAACCGGCGGCAATGGCTGACGCTGTTTTGTTTTTCCCGGACATGAGCGCCAGCGCAAATTTTCGTTTTTGCGTTTTCAGCACAGCCTCCTCCCGGGTCCAGAACGCACTCAGCCGGGTATGGTTCAGCCCATTTTTCCCGGCGTCTCATGCCGCAAATGTTAACTGCTGCCTGGTTAACATTTTCTGAAAAAGCCAGTTAACATTTTTTTCGCACAACAAACTGAATAATAAAGATAAAAACCGCAAAAATGCCCGGGCAGCCAGTTAACATGTTAACTGCCCTGAAACGGGAATTTTTTCTCTGCGTGAGAGGGGGCGCGGTGTCCAAAGCGATCGTTTTTTACGCCGGATGATACCCCCCCGGGTCGGGTTACAGTCCGATGATGTCGTCCGCTCTGCCACTACCTCCGGACACCTCCGGCAGCGTCGGGTCCGGCATACCACCCGCCGCTTCACGAGCAGACTTTTGTCGATGGCATTCGGTACAGAGCGTCCAGAGATTCGTCTCCTCATTACCACCACCGAACTGAAGTGCAATTCGGTGATCAAGTTCACTGTCACAGAGGTCAACCACACGACCACAGATACAGCACTGCCCGGCGTCCCTGAGCCAGATATGACGCTTGAGGGAAACACGTGCACTGCCACTGACACGACGCTGCTCCCCCTTCAGAATATTCACCCGTCGGGTATTCAGTGTTTTGATTCTGCTCTGGAGTGTACGAAGCTGAGCCATGTAAAATCCCCGTCATATGGCAATCAGTAAAGGAAATAAATATGTCATCGAAAAACCGGACCCGCAGAACCACAACCCGCAATATCCGTTTCCCCAATCACATGATTGAACAGATCAACATCGCCCTTGAGCATAAAGGATCCGGTAACTTTTCAGCGTGGGTTATTGAAGCCTGCAGGAGAAGGCTGGCAACAGATGCAACGCATCTGTTGCCCGGCCAGCATGACAAATAACGAGAAATGAACGTTCGGTTACAGGAGCAGGTACCCACTGTCCTCCAACAATATTTCATCTTCATATCCGACGGAACAAGACTTACCCTGCCGGGATGTACAGAATAACAACAGAGTGATAATTAATTTCTGATGAAATAATCAGGGTGCAGAAGGACTAAAGATAAACGTTTTCTTCACGCCTTTACACGGCCTGTCCTTCTCAAATCGCCATTTTGCCATCGCCTTTACAACCTGCTCATCAAACAAATGGTGCGGCTCTGAACGGATAAACTCAATTCGGGTGACAGTACCATCAGCACCAATATCAAACTTCACATCAACCCGTCCCTTTATATAATTTGCCGCTGCATAGGCCGGATATTGTGGTAATGCCTTAACCAACTGTCGGGGCATATCTGTTTTATGTTGCGTACAGCCCATAACCAGAGAAGACAACAAAATAATTAACGGAAGATTTCTTTTCATTTTCATTCCCGGCACAGATAAGAATAAGTCTTATTCTAACAATGCCACCCTGTCGATCATTAATCCTCTGCTTAATGGCAACGACAATTATCCGGCTTAAATCACAAATCAGACACATGACATAACAGGGCTTGCGAGGTAACACATCGTCCGGTTTCTTCCACCATCGCACCGGACCAGCGACCATGAGGGGACAACGCCGCGCTCCGTTAACGCGGTAAACCCCGGTGTGTATCGTTTTTGATTATCCCCGCACACTCGCGCAGAGGAGTCTCCCTGTCGGGCTGCGGTCTCTGTTAATGCGGGGATACGGCGACAATACCGCGCATCAGCAAAACTTATTTCAGGCACTGAGTGCGGATATATTCCTGCGCCACTTCCAGCTGCTTCTGCATCAGCATCAACCGCTCTCTGAGAGTGAAATAATCCCGTTCAGCGGTGTCTGCCAGTCGGGGGCCGGTTGCATTATCCACGCCGGAGGTGCCGGTGGCTTCACGCACGGTACCGGGGCAGGTGGCGTTGATCCGCAGGCGCTTACGACCAGCGGCAACATCAGCGCGCAGAGTTTCATTTTCAGCTCTCGCATCGGCTAATTCCCTCGAGTATCTGGCATCAAGTGCAGCAACATCACGCTGGCGCTGCTGCATATCAGTAATGGTTGCATTTGCCAGCTCCAGCTCTCTGGCTTTTTTATCGCGCTGCGCTTTGTAAGTGATGGCGTTATCGCGGTAATGATTCAGCCCCAGACTAAGCGCACCACAGGCCACCAGCAGAGCAATGATGACCACACACAGAACGCGGTTCATTTCACCACCAACGGATTGCCCAGATCAGAACAGCAATGGCTATAATACGAATGGCAAAGGCTGCCGCTCTTGTTAAATCCAGACAGGCTGGCGTCTCCACTTCAATGCCTTTCATAATGGACAACCTCAGAAAGAATCTTTTATACTTCCTCACAGGGAAAGCACCTCCCTCACCATAATTTCTCCCTTGCCTTACTCAAGGTCAGAAAACACAAAACCCCGCTTGCAGCCAACAAACGGGGTTTTTACTTTTATTCACTTAGTTTTTGTCAGTTCGCAGGATTTCGTGTTATCCGCCCGCGTGGTCATTCCTCATTTTTCAGCAAAATATTCTGCTTATCTGTCGATACCCCAGCACGCCAGCGCGCTCTCCTGGTCACGACGGGATACCTGACCGTAACAGTTATTTGAGCGAATACGGCAGTCTCTGCCACCGTCCTTAATCCACCAGCGAATCGCTTCGCAGGCACCTTTTCGATCACCTGCATTAATTCGTCTGTAAAACGTCGACGGGAAACACTTACCGGGACCAATGTTGTACGGACAGAATGACGCGATCCCCGCTTTCTGGGGTTCGGTCAGCGGCACTCTGATGTTTTTCTCCACCCACGCCAGCGCTTTATCACGCTCAATGGCGTTAACCTGGTCGCATTTTTCCTTCGACAACTTCATGCCCGGAACGACAGGTTTGCCATCCACCATGATGGCACCACGGCAGATGGTCCAGATACCTGCACCATCACGGTATGCCGTGGTGTGGTTGCCTTCCTTTTCATCCAGAAACTGGTCGAGAATGTCAGGCGCAGGCGCACCAGCGGCAATCAGCGCCAGAACGGCAGCCGACAGGCCGTATTTGATTTTGGTGTTCATGGATATATTAAATATTCAGCCGCTGTCCCTGGCCCACTAAATACGCACTTTAAGATAAGTCAGCCCCGGATGAAGCCAGTAAGCCGGCACTTTTTTAAAGGGTGGAGTATTAAAATCACGAAGAAGAGCCTCCCGCACAATTGCATCCTTATCAGCACCACTGGCCAGCGCTTCAATCTCAGCGGCTACCTGAAGATATCCCATGCAACGGCCAACGCGCTTCATCAGCCCCTGCTTTTTATTGTTCTTCAGGTAATCAATGGCAAATTCAATGAGCTCCTCACTGTGCTGGTGCGATGGAGGTGTTACTTTCCCATTTTCTGAGATGGTTATTTTCCCAGCATCACCGGATACAACAAAGGATGGCCGGTTACACTCCCATTCCAGCTCACTGAAATTATCATTATGAATACTGAAACACTCTGCGAGATTTCTGCTCATCACTTTCCGACAATAATCGTCAAACGCAGCAAACTGCTCATCGCGGCGTTTTTCTTCAGGCCGCTGAAGATGCTCTTTCAATCGTGAAGCGCAGCTTAGATGCCCGCGCGATCAAGAATAGCTTCTTTCATTTCATCTGCTGCAAGCACCTCATTTTTTGTTGGGGCGCTTTTTTTCAATTCAGCGATATAGCGCTCCAGTTTTTCAATACGTGATTCAACATCATCTTTTTCTGACCGCAGTGTTGACGGCGGCATCTTCAGAGCATCAGTAATTCTTCCCGGTAGCTTTCCTTTGTAGATTATCAACACATCCTGCGCCTCTAAAATTATGGGGCGCTTTTCCGGCAACGGTTCGTTCCCTTCACATAACCCGGCAGCAACATCCATGAAAAACTGCTTCGCCTGCTTTTTCGCCTCAGCTTCGTAAAACTCCAGCGTGGCACCTTCAGTACGGTCAAGACTAATCGCCACATTTGGCAACAACAGTGACGGATACCCACCAATTTCCAGTACCACAGTAACAGTAATCTTATCCGGGTAATTATTTATCCCTTTAACAACCAGTTCGTATTTTTTCTTCATCGCTTTACTCTCCCCGCGCCGCCTTACGCCGGTCCTCTCTGATTTTGAAATACAGGTTAGTCAGGTACGTCAGCAGCCCAAACAGCAGACTCCCCAGCACGCCTATTGCGCCCACTGAGACGGGGAAACCCTGTCCAGCAACTGCAGGAACCAGTAGCCCGTTCCCACCGCTGACGTGGTGTATGACACACCTGTTGTGATTTTTTCCATCTGGTACATACCCCGTCTCCCGTTATCCGGAAGCTCACAACAATATAAAGACCACCGGCACACACCGATGGTCCCTTGCGCAGGCTTACATCATCATGTCGCTGTCAGGTGTGGGTTCACCGCCATCTGAAGCACTCCCGTCACCCGCGATACCTTCCGGCTCCGGAACCGCTGGTACGCCCAGCAGCTCATCCAGAATGGCATCCACTTCTGCATCAAGACGCGCCTCAAGGTTCTGGCGGAGTTTCTGTTTCAGTGCACTCCGGACTTCTTCAGAGCGCAGGACTTCCTTCACTGCCTCAGCAGTGACCAGGGATGTGATTTCTGACATGGGATTTTCTCGTTGAAAGGTGTTGTCAAGAAAGTGACTACGGAATGAGCGGATCTTCGGGTTTGCTTCCGGCTGACTGACTGGCGCTGATTCTCTCAGCGGCCCTTTTATCAATCTGCCTGCGCCAGAAATCGCGCACTGCCCTGTACCCACCCGAAAGAAGATACATAACACAGACTGCCGTACAGAAGTACAGCATCACCTGATGAATAAATGTCATAATTTCTTACCGTTATGGTTGACAATGAGAACTGTTTTCATTTAAAAAACCGATATACGAAAGCATCTTTTCTTTACATTCTCCATTGGGATTACCTCCGCCAGCTTCCATTCCTGCCGCTGGCGGCCTTTTTTTATCATGCCGCAGCATCCGCGTTGTTCACTTCCACCTTCACACTGTCAATCAGCAGCGTATATGTCGCCGCCTTTGATATGCCTGTCAGTTGCAGTTTGTCCGCCGCCCCTGATGCCGGAGATTTCACCAGTGTGAACGGCGTCCCCCGTTTCTCATCCAGTACCGGCGTCACCTGAATGCTGTTGTTTCCGGCAAACTCAAAAGCCAGTGTGTGCCATCCGTTATCAAAGACCCCGAACGTATCCAGCTTCGCATTCGGCTTCTTGTGGTGCATCGCGTTCAGGTTCGTCGCATCCGTCTGCAGGAAGAAGGACATCAGCATGTCGTTGCCTTCCTCTGCCAGCGTCACTCCCTCCGGCAGGGACGACAACTGCCAGTAAATGCCCAGGGCAAACTGATTCGGCACCAGTGAACCCGGCAACTTAAACCGTACGCTCACACGTCCCCCCTTCTTCAGTAACTCCACTCCCTGTCCGGCTGCATCATGCTCCAGAAACCAGATGTGGTTTTCCGGTTTATTCAGTTGCAGGGCCTTACCTCCCGTAGCCCCCGCATCACTGACCACCGCTTCAGCAATGTTTTTGTTAACATTGTCTCCGCTCGCCGGTTTGTGATAATAGCGCCAGCCCTGTGATGCCAGGTCTTCGCCGGACGCCAGCAGACTCATCAGGGTTCGGTTACTGACCGGGGCTTCCGGCTCTCTCTCCGTACCTTCACCGGAAGGTCCGGTGGGCTTCACCGTATCAGGCTGTTTTCCGGTAATGAATTCAGCGTTTCTCCCGGCATGCACAAGAATCGCCGTTGCCAGACGGTCGGAAATAATCCCACGACGTGCCCATGATCCAAAATGCGTTTTACGGTCAGCCGTCGTCCAGGTTTTGGCGTCCGTTCGACCACCGGCTCCGTAATACCCAATATCCGCAACATCCGGATCTTCTGACGGCTCGTTGGTACCCACATTTCGCCCGTTTTCATCCGTCATAAACGGCACAAAGAAGATTTTTTTTGCGGATTTCGTCTTGTATGCACCATACACCGCATCGTATTGCGAAGAATAAGTCTGCTTCCAGTAGTAGGTCGTGTCGCCACAAATCCAGGGAACTGATGACGGAGAGCCCCCGAGACACTGACCTCCGAATTCCGACAGGTCAGAACGATATTTTTCCACCATGGAATCAAACAGCCCCGGCTGAGTGGCGTATGCACCCTGTTTCAAATCAAACTCGCCCTGCATCCAGACCACTGCAAGCAGAATATTTTTAGGGTTGGCCTTCAGTGCGGCCTGAGTACGGGTAAGCAGGTCCTTGTACAGTGGCTTATCTACACCCCAGCGTGCCGAGGTCTCGCTTGCGCCGGTGGATTCGCTGAAGGTACCTTCATCGCCCGCCAAAAATGCAGAACCACCACGGCAGCACGGAACCAGAAGAATACCGGCATTCGCCGGAATAAACGGCAACAATTTCTTCGCGATATGTAATCCCTGCCCCACGCATCCATACTGAGCTGCGCTGGCTTTCGGGTGTGAAAACTTACTCAAATCCTGAACATCATGCAGGCAGTGGTCCGCAGGAATAATGTCATTGTAGTTACAGGACGCACCACCCGGCGTGACAGTGCTGCGACGCGCCAGCTGTTTAATACGCGGGTCCGGACGGTCATATGTCTCCGGCAGCGGAAGCCCTTCACCATACGCCATACCGTTTGACTGCCCGGCCAGGGCAACAACAAAGTAATACTCCGGGTTGCTGGTGGTGCTGATAACTGCGCCTTCTCCATCCGACGGCTTCACCACCACAGGTGTGGTGACATCACCTTCCGCCGCAATGGCCTGCATCAGGGTATAAGGCGTGATGGCCACCGGACTGCCAAATGGCTGCCACCCCTCCTTCAGTTTTTGTGTCAGTCGTTTCGCAAGGTCTGACGGCGATGCCGCCCTGACCACGTCATAGTGTTTAAATGCCATGAATCCTCCCGGCCGGGATAATATTGTGAGTAAAATAAGGAGCGGGCTGAAGTCCGGAAGTTACAGGACAATGGCAGAAGAGAGACGACAGCCCGCAATTCGAAAAAGACCGCGCAGTTGCGCAGAGTGATTACTATGGGGTATTATTCGTCAGCTGAAATATTACTTCACGTTTTATTGTTTATTCCTTGCCGCCCGCGTCTCCCAGCGCGGGCTTTTTTTGTCCATAAGAAAGCCCCTCCGGAGAGGGGCTGGAGAGTGGCGCTATGTGCCATTGCATGATGCCGGGTGCCTCCCGGTGAGTTCAGCCCGGTGACACTGAACCCGCGTCATTCTCGTTTTGATAATCAGAGATTATACCATCACCAGTCGCCCCTCCGCTCAGGGGGATTCACCATGCCGTTCTCTTTTAACAAATTCGCCGCTAACAGGACAACATTCCGCTTTCTGAGTTGTGAGGAATTTAACACTTCACACCTGTGTGCATTTTCTACAGGCTGATCCCAGCACCACAATACATCGCAGGCAACAGAAGCCAAATGCCCCACCACAGAAAAAACATGCAATTATGATTATTGTTTACTGCAAAGATGTAGAATCACGGTTTAAAATCCAGCACTCCATTGTGAAATACTTTATATACTTCCGGAGACGGCGGAACTGGTATATCAGCATGCTTCACCGCATTCATCGCTTCACGACATAAATCGGGGTCTCCACCTTCTCTTTTAACCTGTAGCAGAAGACCATTCGGGGCCATATACATTCTCAGTGAACACTCTTTTCCTGAATACTTACTCGCATCCTTTAACTGTTCTTCTATGGCTTTCCTGACCTGAATGGCATACTGCCTGATTTCTTCACTGGCATCAGGGGTACGTTCCGATGAGCTCAAATTTTGCGACTTTATTAATTTATCTGAGTGATACAGAGAAGCATCATAATTATTTGTCGATACATCTTTTGTGCAGCCAGTTGTCAGACTGGCTAATATCAAAACAAGAACTGGTACAGCACGGCAATACATTTATCCATCTCCATATTAACAAGAACAATTATCTATAAAATATAGTAAATATGCGGGATCCGGGAGGACTTGTAACTATCATCTCCGGATCAGCATGTAGTTTTTATTTTTCCGGATGATATATGCCGCAATAATACCTCTGCATACAGATGCCTGCAAATATCTGCGAAGCATCCGGCGAGAATAAACAAGGAAGTCTGAGGCTATCTTATATGATAGCCTGTTGCTCAAAAGACAATGATTCACTCATCAGAACCAACAACGCATAATGCAGATAATGGACCGCCATCGAGGACTCGAACCCCGCGCAGCCAGCTTCGAAGGCTGGCGCTCTATCCCGATGAGCTAATGGCGGTATGTGATATGGTGGCCCTTGCTGGATTTGAACCAGCGACCTGGCGATTATGAGTCGCTCGCTCTCACCACTGAGCTAAAGGGCCGGGCGCAGGATAATAACGGTACGTAACTAATTCTGCAATATCATCCGTTCTGACTGACTAAATCCTGAACTTCCCGAACCGTCTGCTCAAAACGTTCAGTCTCCAGCTCAACGCCTGTAGCACGACGGCCCAGTGCCAGTGCAGCTTTAACTGTTGAACCTGACCCCATAAAAAAATCTGCAACCAGGTCACCCGGACGACTGCTTGCGCTGATTATCTGCTGCAGCATTTCTGCCGGTTTTTCGCACGGATGTTTCCCGGGATAGAACTGCACCGGTTTATGCGTCCAGACATCGGTATACGGCACCTGCGCCGTCACGCCAAAATACCGCCGCAGTCGGCATTCACAACCACCAGCGCATTTAACGTTCAGGCACAAAAAAACCCGCTCGACGGCGGGTTTAAGCTGTGTGACGAAGTAACCACTCTTAACAGCATAACCAATTTTTTACGTACGTAAACTACTAAATGATATTTGTGAGAATGCCACCGAGTGTTCAAAACACCACCACAAATACATAAGAAAACTTCAACAAATAACCAATGAATAATTTCCGATGTTATTTTTAGGTTGTTTAAATTAAGCCAAAAAATTATAGGGCGCTTATAAATAAGTGTCATTAATATAAATTAGCTAATAGATTTATTTTTGTTCAAACAAGAGCCATGAATAGGATTAGATAGAAAAGGTTCAGATAAAAATAGAGATCTACGTCACAAATTAAATGAGAAACTAAAACTTACATCTTGAAATAATCACATTGATTAGATGAATATTTATCGCGCAGTGACATCATTTTTTTATAATAGTTCAAAAAAAGGGCGTACAATGAAAAAATTAACAGTGGCAATTTCTGCTGTAGCTGCATCAGTACTGATGGCGATGTCTGCTCAGGCAGCTGAAATTTATAATAAAGACAGTAACAAGCTGGATCTATACGGGAAAGTTAATGCCAAGCACTACTTCTCCTCTAATGATGCAGATGATGGTGATACTACTTATGCTCGTCTTGGCTTCAAAGGTGAAACCCAAATCAACGATCAACTGACTGGTTTCGGTCAGTGGGAATATGACTTCAAAGGCAACCGTGCTGAATCTCAAGGTTCTTCCAAAGACAAAACCCGTCTTGCATTTGCAGGCCTGAAATTTGGTGATTACGGCTCAATCGATTACGGTCGTAACTACGGTGTAGCATACGACATCGGTGCGTGGACTGACGTTCTGCCAGAATTCGGTGGTGATACCTGGACCCAGACAGATGTGTTCATGACTGGCCGCACTACTGGTGTTGCAACTTATCGTAACAACGACTTCTTTGGTCTGGTCGATGGCCTGAACTTTGCTGCTCAGTATCAGGGTAAAAATGACCGCACTGACGTAACTGAAGCCAATGGTGATGGTTTCGGTTTCTCCACTACTTATGAGTATGAAGGATTCGGCGTGGGTGCAACCTATGCTAAATCAGATCGCACTGACGGTCAGGTCGCCTATGGTAAGAGCAAATTCAATGCCTCCGGCAAAAATGCGGAAGTATGGGCTGCAGGCCTGAAATATGATGCGAACAATATCTATCTGGCTACCACATATTCTGAAACTCAGAATATGACCGTTTTTGGTAATAACCATATTGCAAACAAAGCACAAAACTTTGAAGCAGTAGCACAATATCAGTTTGACTTCGGTCTGCGCCCATCTGTTGCTTACCTTCAGTCAAAAGGTAAAGACCTTGGTGTTCATGGTGACCGAGACTTAGTCAAGTATGTCGATGTCGGTGCTACTTACTACTTTAATAAAAACATGTCCACTTTTGTTGATTACAAAATCAACTTAATTGACGATAGTAAGTTTACCAAAACAGCTGGTATTGATACCGACGACATCGTCGCTGTAGGTCTGGTTTATCAGTTCTAATCTGACTTACGAAAAAGATATGTTGCGGGAGGCTTTGCCTCCCCAACATATAAGTGGAGCCCTCAAGCCACTTCCTTTAGAAGCACTACCTTGCTTCTTACTATATAAACCTTCTGTTATATATTACCCTTTATTTTGGGGGCGTTTCCACGCCCCATTTTTAATAACTTTTAGTAAACAATTGCATATCAATTAGAATTATTAGCAACGATATCCATATCTAACCGGATATCTAATGCCATTAACATCCCTTCAATTATGCCCTCAGCCTTCTGTAACCTTTTCCCGATATAACCATCCGAGCAGCAATGCTTACTTGCCAGTGACATGAATGTCATACCACATACATAATAATCTACTAATAAATCGTGTAAATCGCTGTTGTTCTTTTTCAGACGGGCCATGCACCCGCAAATGATCATCGCGTCATCGTCACAACATTGCGGGCGAGATTTTACTTTTGAAGGAATTAATCCCTTAAAACCGGCAGCAATGGACGACCAGGTCACATCCTCATGATTATTTGCCGCCCATGCGCCCCAGCGTTCAAGAACCATCTGAATATCACGCATTATTCGCACTCACCAACCAGATTGAGAATGACCGCTGCACCGTCGTCTTCCATGCATTCACCCTTACCACTTGCCAGAAACCAGCGGCACACCTCCACGGCTTCAGCGCGTGTCACCGGTTTGATGGTTGCCAGCAATTTTTCAAGGTAGCGCTCGCGGTCATATACCGATTCGTGATGCTCAGAGTAACCAAACTCATCGCCCTGTTCTTTAGTTGCAGTGTGGCGAACACTGTAGAGCCAGTCCCAGTAAACGAACTCGCGAACAACATCAGACAGCGTATAAGGCTCAGGCAGCACATCGCGATATCCATCAACAAATGCCCGACGCTGTTCATCAATTTCGTTCATGCGGCTGCCGCCAATGCTTCCGGCTTTTTTCTCTGCCGCAGTCCAGCCCCAGAGATGATCGTTGATAAATTTCTGGGAAGACCTGATGACCCGCTCTGCTTCCACATCTTCGAGCGCTGCTTCATAGCTACCAAACGTAGCCCTGACTGATGCCGCTTTTTTGATGTTCTCCCGGGCGTTCCTGATAACCTGCGCAGGGTTATCCATGCCGATGATGCCGAACGCAACTTGGAAAGGTTCGTAACCATTCGCCAGCAGATAACGCGAATAGCGTTCCTGAGCCTCTTTTGGGGAAATTTTAATTTTCACCAGCGCAGCCTCAGCAGCATCCAGATGTGCGGGTTCGTTCAGACGGATAACCTCCAGCACCCAAAGATAAGCATCAGTCTGCTTATGCCCGGTGATTCTCCGTTGCTCTGGCAGGGGCTTGATGTTTGCGAGGGCGGAGCTGTACGCTGCCGTCGGGATGGTGAATAGTGCTTTATGTTCGTTATTATCAGTACGCATTACGCAACCGCCTTTTTCTTATGGAAAACCAGCTCTCGAACCTGATCACCGTTCATGAGCATATTGTTGAAATCATCGTGATCCGGCCAGTACACGCTCACGCGCTGCAGGTCATTCTTTGCCATCAGATTGGCATGAGCACATTCGCAAGCCGCAGCCAGCCCGGTGGCGCTGTTCTCGTCACGGTCGGCAAAAATAATCAGGTGCAGAACACCAGCTGGTACGCGAAACTTTTTCATAAAGCCGCTGTTAATGGTTGCCCAGGTGTTCACGTTATAAATCTGGTGCGCTGACAGCGCTGTTTCGATGCCTTCGGCGATACCCAGAGTGCTGGCGACAGGAAACATGCGGATAGCTACAGAACGAGCGTGATCCAAATAGTTATCTTCCTGCAGGGATTTGAGGCGCTTTGCACTGCTACCGATATCTGCTTTTTTATCACCATCAAGCAGAGTCTGGTGCAGATAGCACAACTCCCCTTTATCGTCCGTAGCAAGTGAATAAAGAGACTGGAACACACTCCCGTTGTGTCTCTGCCTGGCATTGAACCGGATCGCCTCAGCAGGAAGACTGAATATTCCACGAGAATTAAGATACGCTGCGCCGGATGTACCACGCAGTGCCTCCAGTTTTGAAAACTTGCTCAATACCCGTTTGCGTAAGCTGGTGGCGCTGCTGGTTACCGGGATTTTAACCCGTTGGTAATCATTACCGATCAGGCGGTCTATTTCGGTACAAATCTCGTTAAATGGCTTCGCCTGTGTCAGGGTGACAAGTTTCATACCATCGCCACTACCACATACACAGATCCACGTTCCTGCACCGTCGCGGTCATCAATTCGGAACTTGCCACGTGCACCGCATACCGGGCATTCACCCTTGAAGTGATTTTTTCCTGTTATCGGCGGCAAGCCGAAGTGCTCTAATATTTCAGGCCAGCGGCCTTTCGCTGCAGCTGCTGTTTTCATCTTACTGACTCAAACTGTTTATATTTTTCTGGAGTTGTTGCTTTGCTTGCATGATGCGCCAAGCCTCAGTGCCTATTGGCATCTCGCTTCGCTCACCTCGTTCCTGAGACAGAGGAATCGTTGCCTGCAATTTTTCTATAGTTCTCTGCGTCCGCTGACGGCCTTTGGCAAACCGAATCAGCTTGTGTTTGATGTAGTTACTTACTTCTGGGCTTATTTCCATCGGGAAACTGCTCAACCCATCAGGCCATTCACCGAATTTCTCCCTGAAAGTGTGAGCACACCATCCATCACTGACTGGACGCCCCAGCGAAGCACGCTGGCGCTGATAAAATTTGATCTGACTCCACCAGGACTGTTTCTCTGCCTTCGTCGACTGATGCTGATTTTTACCCAGCTTATTAAGTTTGCGGCTAGTGTCAGTATCAACGTCTTCACCTCGCAGCGGCTTGTGTCCACATTTCGGGCAAACATAGACGCCAACTGGCTTCATGTAGTGGCATTGAGGGCATTCATGTGGCAGTTTTTCGGCCCGTTCCTCAACTGCGCGGCGCGCGCTTTCCTCCATGCCATCAGACTTACCGGGAAGATCGTCGTACTCGATTGAATCCGGATAACCCAAACGGTGCACGGTGCCGCTGTGATCGAAGATAAGGCAGGACGCTTTACCCGGTGCGGTGCGCAGCCCACGCCCGAGTGCCTGCAACCAGCGAATTTCGCTTTTTGTTGGCCTGGCGTAGATGATGCAACGAACGTCACTATCGAATCCGGCTACCAGAACGCCCACACTAACGATGATTTTCGTTGCACCGGTTTCAAAGCGGTGAATGATGGTCTGGCGCTCATCTACCGGAGTGTCGGCGGTCATTACCTCAGCGTTAACACCCGCCAGGTTAAACTGGATTGTCAGATAATTGGCGTGAGCTACGTTGACGCAGAAAGCGATGGTAGGTAGATCCCGACCATTCTCCAGCCAGTTCTGTACGATGTCGCCCACCAGCGTAGATCCGCACATGATTTCAGCCAGCTGTGTTTCGTTGTAATCGCGGCCGTACTCAAGCGAAGATGTGGTTTTAACACCTTTCAGATCCGGCTTAGTTGGCGCGTAAAATTCGTATTTACTCAGATCGCCACGCTGGATTAACTCGCCGATGGTGGTCGGCTTAATCAGTCGGTCATAGTATTTGCCCAGGAACGGGGAAAACGGAGTACCCGACAGGCCAATCACCTTTACGCCTTTGCCGCGCAGACGTTCGATATCCTTCAGGATGCGTTTTTTACGCAGGTGCGCTTCGTCGATAATCAGCAGATCGATATTTTCAGGAAAAACACGACGAATAAGCGTATCAGCGCTGGCAATCTGAATTTTCCGGTCCGGATCGTAGTTCGGGTGATCCGCCCAGATATAACCGATTTCATCTCCAGGTAAACCATACTGCACGAACCGATTAGCCGTCTGACCAATCAGGATGGTGTACGGAACACAGAACAGAACGCGCATACCACGGCTGACAAAACCAGCAACTATGAAGGCTGCCAGACCCGTTTTACCGCTACCGGTTGGCGAGTACACCATGAAAGTGTCGTTTGCCTTCCAGTCACGGCGCAACATGTTTAACGCTCGTTCCTGTGCAAAATTCGGCGTGATCGTCAGCTCCATTGTGCAGCTCCCGTGCTGATGAGATAATAATTTTGTGATGTGGTTTTCATGGATTCCCCCTCACATGGCTGGTGGCCTCCCCAAAGGCTGCCAGCCTCCCTTCTGATTCAGCTCCTCTGAAAAATCACTCTTCCAGGAAGAACCCTTTTCGTTTCTCAACGCCTGAGCGCTTTGTACTACCTTGCTGATACGGGCGTTTTTTTAAATTGCGCCCTTAAGACAGTGATCTACTTAACCAATGGATCTCTCCTGTTGGAAAAGACCCTATTCCTGCCCCAACACCCAATCCCCCCTTACCCCCCTTACCCTCTTCCCCATAAAAACGTACTACTTCCCTAGTACACATGAGGAGTTGGGTCAGTTGGTTGCCAACCTGAACAGGCACCTTTAAGCCTGCTTCTGTTCGGGTACCTTTAAACCCGAAACAATGAGGAGCGCGATTGCGTTCCTGCCAGGGGCGGCTGAGTTGTATACCCCTGTAAAGCTCTGCCCTGATTTCTCACAAACAAGCGGAGCCTTGTGTTTGCTTCGTGCCTTGCTCTGTTCTCCTTGCGGAATGAAACAGGCTCAGCGTCAAAAGTGATTTCGTATACCTCCGCATATTTCAGGGCGACCTTCCGTCTCAGTGACGGAGGCAGCCCCTGTAACTGCTGCTGAATCCACTCTTCGTCTGCCTGGCAGTACCTAGCTGGCATTTCAACCCTGACTAAATCCTGTTGCATGGCTTACTCTTCCCGCTTCGCTATGAGGTTATAAACCCCGCTGATCGGGTCATACCATATGCTGCGTGGCAGCAGCTTCTGGAAGTAGCGCGGATCTGGCATTACGGTTGACTGTTGTGACATGTCACACCTAACTATTTGTTTTCCGTAATGGAGAAAAAATGAGGCTCTCTTTAGATAATTTGAGGGTTGGTGAAACTTTAGATACCGCTTCCTCAATTCTTTCAGCCATTGCAACTGAGGGGCGCCTAAAACCCAGAGCCATCTGGTTCAGGTATGCAACGCTAGTCCCAGATAACTGTGCCAGCCGCCTCCATTCATCCGCGCTCATGACTCCTCTGATTGAGAGCAATACACTGGACATAAAAAACCCCATACTGTATTGGTTATTAGCAACGTGCTAACATTAGCACATGAGATCACAATACAGCAATACGCTGTAAAGCATTTAGCTAACAATGAGACAAGCATGGAAATCAAAGATATTCGCTTAAAAAATCTACAGACGGTAATCCAACGCAGCGGCTTAACCCAGACAGATCTGGCGTTAAAATGTGAGATATCACCCTCACTTATAAGCCAAATAATGACTAAGCGCAGAAATATGGGAACTGCTCTCGCTAGAAAACTCGAGGGGCGACTGAGCCTATCAGAAGGATGGTTTGACATCCCCCACTCATTGCTGGATTCCCCATGGCATCTAGCTAAAATGAGGGAAAAGACTGGTGAGACCACTATTGATGAACAGCAACTAACTAAAAGAGAGACTCGACTTATTGAGTTATTCAGACAAATGCCTGAAAGCGAAAAAGACAGGATAATCAGTGAGTTATCTGAAAAGAAACGTAATTTTGACAAACTACTTGATGAGCTAATGGCTGTTAAAGCATCAAGAATGCCGATCGACAAAGACGAAAATGAATAATAAATACAACGCACTATAAAAAAAACAGCAAATATTAGCATTTTGCTATTGTCAAGAATAACGCATAGCGCTACATTCACCTCAGCAAGTAAAAACAAGTGAGGTGAATGTAATGTTAAATGATAAACATGACTCTTATTCCGTAAACTCTCTGTTGATTTGTGCTCAAGCGGCACTATTAGGCGGTACCGCTTCAAACCATGACGTCATCAACCTCTTAGATGTTGCACAAGACATCATCTCTTCAACTATGAATTCCTTTACAGATAGTAGCGCTCCCGGCGCTAATGTTGATTTATTTACCAAAGAAGTTAGCGCTAGTAATTCCCCAGCATTATCTTTCGGTCAACGTATTCTCCAAGCGCGTAAATCAGCAAGTCTTCAACAACATCATATTGCCAGCGGTGCTGGAGTGACTGTTCAGGCTGTTTCGTTATGGGAAAATGACTCAGCAATTCCTACTTGCGACAAAATTATCCCATTGGCAAATCTTCTTGGCTGCGATCCAATGTGGTTACTGACTGGTGCTTATAAACAAAATCAGGAGGAAGCATAAGATGAAAATGTTCAAAGGCCTCACCAACGAACCGGAAACAGCTTTTCATCACATTGCCGTACTGCTTGAAGCGGGGTTAATCATTTCGGCTTCCGGTGATGAAGAATGTGATGAACTTTCGGATGATATCTTTTTACTGGCACAACAATACGCCAGAAGCGCATGCGATGCATTTAAGGAGCAAAGAACATGATAACTCCATTAAATATTCTTGAGAAAGTGGCAGCACAAATAAAAGAGAATACATCCATGCTTGAATTTATATTTAAGAATTCGCCTGATTCAGGAGAGACAGACGATTATTTATGTTGCCTCATTCGCTCCATGAATAAAACCTGTGAAATGGCTTACGCGTATATCGACACACTGCGCAACGAATAAAGAAAACTCAATAAACAATCACCCATAAAAACATAACGGCCTCTGGTCGGGAATTTCCACAACCTGAAAATGGTGGTGATGCATGAAAAACAGAAGTGCTTATAAAACCGCATTATTAATGGCTAATGCAGGATACTGGTCAGTTGCAATACTGTTTCTCAGAAAAGCATACGGGAAATAACAAATGACACATGAACCCATTAATACATATCGTCGCCGTATAGCTGTTGCGGCACTCCATCGAATAAAACGTAAAACAGGTGGTAATCTGCTTATTGTTGACCTTCCGGATGGGAACATTACGACCATAGAAATAACTGAACAGTTTATAAACCAGTTGCTGTTACGCTTCGAAGGTATTACCCGTGGTGAATTGGGCCGGGTGGAGGGTGAAACCGAAATCCACACTGCATACCAGAATGCTATCGGGATTAATCAACATACTGAATACCTGACTGAAACCGGAAAGTTAATTATAGACAACCTTTTTCAAGAGGTTATTGATTACGCGAAAGAAAAATATATCAGCGGAGGAATTAACTGATGGCTAATTTATCCCCTGTATCTGTTGTGCACGAAAAAGTGCAGATCGTTATGACAATTGAAAATGGCCAAGTCACAGGTGTCTGCAAAGTCCGCGATGGCGAGCTGATTGCCAGCATGGATACATTCATACGGCTGGCAGAAAGAGCGGGGTATCAGATAACAGCACCTGCTCAGGAGGAAACCGGTGGCATTAACAGCAACACGCATTCCTGAGCGGATCCACCGGCAGGCATTGCAGGTCCTGTTGTTGTACCGATGCCGACGGATATTTCCGCATCGGATATCTCAGTCTGAAGGTTAACCGTCGCTGGCGGCTGTTATCGAAAGACGACGGCCGGAACTGGGAAGTAATGAGTCATGAACGTTATTCGGGAGAAATAAAGAAATGATCGACAACCGCACCGCCAGCGCCATTGACCAGGCATTACAGAAACATGATACACCCGTCGGCCCGTTATTTTTTGTAACACGCCACGGAAGAACAAAAAAATGCCTCACTCGAAAAACGGCAATTCGTTACCTGGCCTTCTTTATGACCACCCGCGCTTTTGAACGTTCAGGATTCCGACAACGCTATCCTGACAAGCGTTTTATCTTCAACAGGAATGAGATATGGAAACGTGGAGAATCAACCACAGAGTATACCCGCGCACACCAGCGAACAATCAGACGACTGCGCAGACTCATCGCCAGGAAACAGTATACAGAAAAATGGTTCAGAAAATATGACACATGGAGCGCCGGATATTACGAACTGATGGCAACAAAACCATTCTGACGTAAACGAAATTAACCATGACGCAATTAAATAAGGCAAGCCGAATACATCAGGAGGACCATGAACATTTATTTCAGAATAGTTATATCACTGGCAATTATCACATGTATTTACGGATTAATCGTTCCGGCCCTCATATCAATGAAGGATACGGTAGCAGTGATTTCTGGCTTTGCTCTGGCGTGTCTGACCCCGCCCTGCATTTATGCCATTTATAAGGGTCTTTCTTTTTCTAAGGATAAAAGATGAAAAAATTACTTTTTGCTTTAGCCCTTGTTCTGCCGACCATTGGCCTTGTCGGTTGCGATCGCGTTGAGCCTGGTAATGTGGGCATCAAAGTAAACAAACTGGGCGACGATAAAGGCGTCGGTGAAGTGGTCGGTGTTGGGCGCTACTGGACGGGATGGAACACTGAGGTTTACATCTTCCCGACCTTTAAGCAGATGAAGACCTACGATGATCCATTCAGTTTCCAGATGAGTGACGGTACAACCATCGGCTATCACATCGGCGTGGCCTACAAAGTTGATCCATCCAAAGTTACCACAGTCTTTCAGACCTACCGCAAAGGCGTGGACGACATTACCGACACCGACCTGCGCCAGAAGATAGCCGACGCACTCAACCGACTGGCCAGCAAAATGACCACCGACAAATTTATCGACGGCGGCAAGTCTGAGCTGCTGGATGCAGCTCTTAAAGACATTCAGGAAGAAATGACGCCCATCGGTATTCAGGTAATGAGCCTCTCATATGTGGGTAAGCCGGAGTACCCGCCTACTGTTATCGACAGCATTAATGCCAAAGTCACGGCGAACCAGAAAACCCTGCAACGCGAGCAGGAAGTAAAACAGCGCGAAGCGGAAGCCAACATGTTGCGCGCGGAAGCTGCCGGACAGGCAGATGCGATTCGCACAAAAGCCCAGGCCGAAGCCGATGCTATTCGTTTACGCGGTGAAGCTCTGCGCCAGAACCCCGGTGTTATGGAGCTGGAAGCCATCAACAAGTGGAACGGTACACTGCCGCAATACATGACCAGCGGTGCCAACACACCATTTATTCAGGTTAAGTAATACATATGCCCGGTATTACACGCCGGGCTGTCTGGAGATAAAAATGAATATTGTAACCATCAACAACAAACAGTTTCCGGTAATCGAATATCGCAGTCAGCGTGTTGTGACATTTGCAATAATTGATGACGTCCACCAGCGCCCGGAAGGTACCGCCCGTGCTGCGTTTAACCGCAACCGTTCTCACTTTATCGAAGGGGTGGATTTTCTTGAAATGACTGCGGACGTAATACGTACGGAGTCACTTTCTGATGCCTTTGCCGCGCGAACTGCCAAAGGGATCATTCTTTTCGAGTCTGGTTACCTGATGTTGACGAAGCCTTTTAACGATACTCTTGCATGGCAGGTTCAGCGCGAACTGGTTAACAGCTATTTCCGAACTCACGCGCCGCTGACGGAAATGGAGATGATCGCTGCAATGGCCGCCGATGCCGTTCGCCAGCAGAAGCGCCTGAGTCATGTTGAAGAGAAGATCGAAACGGTCACCAAAGCTGTGGAGAACATCAAACGCGGCACAATGCGCACCGGATATGTCGGTTACCGCCAGGTGGTAGCCAAAAGCGGAATGAGTGACGCCAAGTGCCGGAATCTGGTCAACGCCTACCACATCCCTACCGACACGCACGAATTTATGACTCCGGACGGTCTGTTGTCTCGCAGGGCTATCGTCGAGCTTGAGACATTTATGGCGGCATTCCACCAAATGATGTCAGAGGCTGAACCACGCGGCACACGCTGGTATCACCCGAAGATGGGGCTTTTCCAGGTAATCGGATGGGAGGATAAAGCATGATCATCCAGTCAAAACTTATTCGCGCCGCTCTGGTGTGCGCTGCTAAAAACGACGTTCGTTATTACCTGAACGGTCTTCACATCACGCCAAAACATATTGAGGCAACCAATGGTTTCGTAGCACTGCGCATGACTCACGGCATCCGGACGAAGAAAAACATCATTGTCCAGTTCGAAGGTGGCGTCCCGGCCAAAGCCGAAACGACAGAGCTGATTTTTAGTAAAGAGCCGATCGCTGTTCATCGCGACCAGTTTCAGCGCCGGCTGTCCATTACCGGCATTAAATTAGTGGACGGTTGTTTTCCGGATTTGGAACGCATCATTTCGAAAAAATTTGACCTCTGTACACACCCGGTGATCCAGGCGGGTTACCTGAGTTATCCAGAGAAGATGTTTGGTCGTGAGCGTAAATTTATTCCCGTCCAGTTACGTCCCTCCGGTGACGGGCAAGCGGTCAGAATTCAGTTTGATTCCATCATCAACTCAATGTATGGCAATCCTGAATTTGTTGTGATGCCTTGTCGTGATCATGGCGATTTCAACGTGGCTCAGGAGCATCCGGAATGAAAATCGAATACCCGGACTACGGAGCCGTAGCGAACATCGTGATCACCTGCACCGTGTTCGAATTTCGTAAACATAACCGGGTGGTGGATGCTGCATTGCTTTGCACGCCGGACGTTATTGCAACTCACAGTGGTGTGTTTTTCATGAAGTCGGTTTTATCCGGTAAAACCCGCGATATGTTGCGGGCATATAAAACAGCACAGGGAGAGGTCGGGCGTGAGCGAGATTGATTATCAGGCACTGCGTGAGGCAGCAGTAGCAATTGAAACAGTGGCAACGCCTCAAAAATTGCAGGCGTTTCGGATGAAGGTCACACCGTCGGTGGTACTGGCGCTGCTGGATGAAATTAAGCGCCTGGAGGACACAAATATTGATGCTATGTGCCGAATTGCAGAACTGGAAGCGAGGGAAGTCGAGTTACCGGACGGCTACGAACCCCGTATGGGCCACCCAATAAATAGCGGTGAGCGGGTGGTAATGATGCCGCACCACTTTGGTGGATGGCTGGACCGCTTCGACGTCGAGCACGCATTGCAGGCAGCGGGGATCAAATTCAAAACAGCGGGGGTTGAGTACGAATGATTGAGGGTATTAGCAATAAATCGTTGAACACAGCATGTGTCGACGGTGGGTTGTTGTACAAAGTGACGTTTACGCAAATCGACAACGAAGATAACGCATTCACTGTGATTTACACGTCGCCAGCGATGGCGCAGAAGTGGGTGGATCTGCACAGGCTATGTGGTTTTCGTGTTGAGTGGGGGTGTTATGAGATGCGATGCAGATGGCATCATCGGGGGGATGAAAAATGAGCACTACGCTTGAGCAATGGCTGGAACAGCAGCACGGCAAAATTGATGTTGATTGCGGCTGTGTGAGCACTGAAACGCTTATGCACTGGATGCGTGTGGCGTATGAGGCTGGCAACTCTCCGGTAACTCCGGATAGTTGGATAAGCTGTAGTGAGCGAATGCCAGAAATGGGAGAGCGACAATGCTATGTGTTAGCTGCTGACTTTAAAAACAACTACCTACCAAGCATCCCCAACACTCAGGTCGGCGTATATGGCGACTGGTTTAATGATGGCAAGCCCACTTGGGATGACGGTGGTGGCGAAGACCTGTATCTCAAGGAGGTAACCCACTGGATGCCGCTGCCAGAACCGCCGCAGGAGGTGAATCAATGAGCTGGCGTGATGCAATCGTAACTCTGGGGGTGGTATTCGCAGCAGCGTTTGTTGTGTTCTCGATTTGTCGATGGGGATAACCACATGTTCGCTTTGATTCAACGCGGGCAGATATACACCGATAGTGCTGGCTACCCGGTAAAAATTACTCGCAGTACTGTTCACTCGGTATTCTTTCGGAGGATGGACGGGCGCTCCGGGCGGGTACGCATCACTGAGTTCAACAGCCTGTTCGAACATATTGACCACCAGGAGTACCGCAAAATTCTGGCAGAAACAGAGCAGGAAGCTCATCTGAAAAAATTACGAGCCATGAAAAGGAAGTAAAGAATGAATAAAGCATTTGAACGATGGGTCCACCAGCGTTACGGCAATCGCTATGATCTGACGCGAGATGTTGACGGTTTCTACTGTCGTGAAGTTGTGAAGCGAATGTTTGAAATGTGGTGCCACTGCCGTGGATGAAAGTTTTATGAGGTTGGCATGCAGACAATCATCTATCAGATAACCCCCAGCAAATGGTGTACGGAGAGAGTCCTTATTGCATCAACAGGGCTAAAGCCCGGCACCATCGAGCGGGCCAGGAGAAAGTCATGGATGCAGGGAAAAGAATACCGCCATTACGCTGTAGAAGGTGATCCTGGGCATTACAGTGAATGCCTGTACAACATCGAAGAAATTATGCGATGGATCGAAAACCAGAAACAACCAGGTGCCAAAAATGCAAGTTCCGGTTAACCTGTTAATGCTCCTGGACGTCTGGGAGGTTTAATGAGTAACGTATCATACCCGACAGGCGTTGAAAACCATGGAGGATCACTCCGTATATGGTTTCACTATAATGGCAAACGTGTCAGAGAAAACCTCGGTGTTCCTGACACCGCCAAAAACCGGAAGATCGCAGGTGAACTTCGCACTTCCGTTTGTTTTGCAATCAGAATGGGGAGTTTCGACTACGCCACACAGTTCCCTAATTCCCCTAACCTGAAACACTTTGGTCTGGGAAAAAGAGAGATAACCGTTAAGGCACTTTCGGAAAAATGGTTGGACCTTAAGAAAATTGAGATTTGTGCGAATGCACTTAATCGTTACCAGTCAGTAATTAAAAACATGTTGCCTATGTTGGGTGAGAAAAAACTGGTTTCATCCATAACAAAAGAGGATTTACTTTTCGCAAGGAGAGATTTGTTGACCGGTTACCAAAAGCTTTCTAATGGAAAGATTTCTTCCATAAAAGGGCGCTCAGTGGTCACAGTAAACTACTATATGACAACCATAGCTGGAATGTTTCAATTTGCAACAGATAATGGTTATACCTCAGGAAACCCATTTAACGGTCTGGCACCCTTAAAAAAGTCCAAGGTAAAACCAGATCCTCTCACCCGTGACGAATTTATTCGTTTTATTGAGGCTTGCCGTCATCAACAAACAAAAAACCTGTGGATTCTCGCTGTATACACGGGTATTCGTCACGGGGAGCTGGTATCGCTGGCATGGGAAGATATAGATCTTAAAGCAAGGACTATAACCATCCGTAGGAATTATACAAAACTTGGCGAATTCACTCCACCAAAAACCGATGCTGGCACCGGAAGGACAATTCATCTGGTTCAACCAGCTATTGATGCTCTTAAAAGTCAGGCGGAAATGACCATGCTTGGAAAGCAACATTCTGTAGAGGTAAAGCAGAGGGAATATGGGAGAAGTACTGTGCATAAATGCACTTTTGTTTTTAGTCCTCAGGTAATAAAACAGCGGCAGTTTTCCGGACCGCACTATAAGGTTGACTCCATCAGGGAGTCATGGACAAGTATCTTAAAACGCGCAGGTCTGAGACACAGAAAATCGTACCAATCCAGGCATACTTATGCATGCTGGTCACTTGCCGCAGGAGCTAATCCTAGTTTTATCGCAAGCCAGATGGGCCACACAAACGCACAAATGGTATTCAATGTTTACGGAGCATGGATGAAAGACAACAATCACGAACAGATAGAACTCCTTAACAAAAGACTATCTGAAAGTGTCCCATGTATGCCCCATAAGAAAGTGGGGTAA